GTACTGGGCTGCTTCGGCTGCTCGGTCTCCGTCTGGATGGCCGCCTGAACGGCGGCCAGTGCTTCCGGGGGGATACCACTCTCCCAAACCTTCTCCGCAGCCTCACGGCCAAGCTGGAAGTCGGTCAGGGTCGCGAACGCAACCCGGTTCATGGCCTCCAGGGGCGCGTCATCAGCCTTCATCTGCGCCCACACGTCGCCCAGGACGAACTCCCAGAGGACGTCCGGGAGTTCGTTCTCCATCGTGTGGTCGGTGCCGTTGAGCATCCCGGAAAGGCGAGTGCCCTTCAGGTACCCGATAGGCGGGATCGTGTAACTGTGTTCCCCGACTGGGAAGATGAGAGGCTCGGGTGCGACCTGCTCAAACGCCTTGAGTGGCATGGATGTCTCCTTGGGCTGTTCGGCTGTGGGTGGCTGTTGAGGTGACGCGGGCGACCACAGCCGAAGCCGCCCGCGTCACGTTCAGTTACGCGCCCCGTGTGTACGCGTACGCGACGGACGCGCCGACAGCGTTGGTCACGACGATGTTCGCCGCACCAGCAACACCGCTCGGCATCACGGCGACGATGACGCTGTCCGAGATGACGACCCAAGACGTGGCGTTGGTCGCACCGAACTTGACGCCGCTCGTGGCGATGGTGCCCGTGAAGGCCGCGCCAGTGATGGTCACCTGACCACCAACAGCCACAGCAGACGGCAGCGCCGACAGAATGACCGGAACCACAGCAGCCACACCAGGGTTGGCGATGACGGCCAGTGCGCCGTCACCGGTCAGCACGATCGACGCGGAGTCACCGTCAGCGACACCATCCTTGGACCGCGCCCAGGCCGCCAGGGCGACACCCTGACTTGCTTCCGGGCCGCCGTTCTTGTCGTACCAGCGGACACCGAGCCGGGAACCGTCACCGGACTGCCCGACACGGGCGCGCACAAGCTCCTGGCCCGAGTCGTACACGCCGGCAGCAGTGCGCCGCCAGAAGTCCGCGGTGACGGCCCAACCATTGCCGACGACCTCGTTCGCGTCCCAGCCGTCCGTGTCGTAGGCGCTGGTGTCGATCGTCTTCGGGGTCACATCCGGCTTGAAGGAGAAGATTCCGTTGAGCTGCAGCCAGCCCCCGGCCAGGGTCAGGTCGGTGGAGACGTCGCAGCGAAACTTGCGGGCCAAGGCAGTAGACATGATGAGCCCTTTCTGTGGGCATTCGAAAGAGCCCCATGACGGACGTCGTGAGGCCAGGTGGTGCGTCTGTTACCAGGGACGACCTGGCGTGATGGGCACGTCCACGTCGAGCGAGTAGGAATCGCTCCGCATGGACCGTTTGTTGTCGTCGACGCCACCCGATGCGCTGATGACCCGCAACGCCTGCACTACATGCGCGGTGCCGAACGTCAGGTCCTCTGCGCCCTGTAGGACGTTGAAGATGGCGTCCCCAAGGTCGCCCACGTCGAGGCTGTTGTTCACGGCCCCGCGCAGCGCGAGCTCGACCCGGATTCGGGACAGCGCGACCTTCGGCTCATCGGTGGTGGCGTATGCCGTCATGGCGACGCACCGGTCAGGGCTGGTCGGGTAGAGGCCGAAGACCACGCCCGTCTCGGTCGCGAGGTAGGCGGTGGTCGTGCGGTAGGTGATGCCGATGCCCGCGGCCGCAAGGTAGCCGGCGAGGCCAGTCAGCAGGTCGCTGGTGAAGCTGCTCATGCCTTGTCCATGAGGACTTCGCCGGTCTTCTGGATGGCAGCCTCACCCTTCTCGATCATGGCGAGTTCGAGGAACCGGGCGCCGCCACCGTGCGGGTGGGCAAAACTGAGGTGATCTTCGATCCAGCGGGCGTACACCGACGTGTAGGTGATGGCCACCGTGTTGAGCCCGCCGCGGTCCTTCTTGACCGAACCAGTCGCCGCGAGGTTCCCGGACACCTTGGGGACCAGCTCGTCGGAGCGGGTGAGGATGATGTCCGCGCCTTCGGCCAGGGCGTCCTCGACGTTGCCGCGGATCTTGGCTGCGATGTCTTCGAG